TACCCCAATCTTTAGCTTTGAATTTCTTCTTACACACAGCACATTTCTTGGTTATGAATTTCATCTATTCCTGCTTTGTATTTGAATAATTGCCTGTGCCTAACTGCTGTAAGGCTTGTGCCTGGGTAGTGGCCTGATGTCTGGATACCATGGGCTGAATCTTTACCCTATCTCTCTCTTGGGCTTCTTTCTGTGTAGCTTCGCTTATGATGTCGGTGCCTATGTACTCTAGGAAATGGGTGTGGTTATCCTCAATGTAGGTTTCATTACCCTCATCATCTACTAAAGGCCATTTAACGCGCACCGGCTTTTTGACAAATCTTTTAGATCTGCCAATGCGGATGCTGGCCATGGTAAGAGGGGGGCCTACTTCAAATTGAGGGCCTGAATAAGTACGCATTGTGCCATCTGGATCCTTGAATTCTTTTGTGATGGCTGGCTTATCCCAATGGACTTTGACTTCATGGAAATGCCCACCCACAGGGGCACTGTATTTGAGTGGTCTACCGGACCTATCTACCGAGTGGTAGAAATGAACGTGCTCAATGGTTTGGATGCTGGGCTCTAGGTACTTATAGGAAATATTCCTTTTGAATGTGCCAAGGTGCAATTTATAGGCAAGATGCTTGAATACTTTTGATGCTCTCTCGTGCTCAGCTGGCATGGCAGGCGTGGGTTTTTTAATCTCTAGCTCTTCAGTTTCTGCGGGATCAGTTAGATAATCAGAATCTTTTTTCTTAGGCATATACCCCCCTTTTTACTTAATCAGTAGGATGTGGGATCAATCCTCATCTACTGGGCCTAACTTCTCTATAATAGTATCTACCTTAGCTATCAAGCTATCTATTTGATACTGAATGGCATAGAGAAGGGTTTTATCATCATAGTAATAGGCTACTAGCTCAAGATTGTTTTTACCACAATGCTCACATTTGACACTGCGCAGATGTATTGGGCGATCTTCTGGAGTGAAAACGGTGGTCTCTCTCTCACATCTTTTACAGAAAAAATCATATCTGGGCATTGTGTGTCCTGGTGGGTTTGCCTATATTGTATCTCATAAAGGGGGTAAAGCATGGCACGCAATGAGATACCGATTAGGTGTGAACATACCGAGATGAAAGCTATTGAGGATCTTAAGCCTCATCCCAGAAACCCCAATAAGCATACCGATGATCAGATAAAACGTCTGGCAGATATTATTGAATACCAGGGGTGGCGTAGGCCTATAAGAGTGAGTAAGCAGTCTGGTTATATCACCGCAGGGCATGGCGCTCTTGAGGCAGCTAAGCTAAAAGGCTGGCCTAGTGCCCCTGTGGATTATCAAAACTATGAGAATACCGATCAGGAATATGCAGACATTGTGGCTGACAACTCACTACATGAGTGGGCAGGGGTAGGTATTGACCTTAGCTTTGTGAATGCTGAAATGGAAAACTTAGGCCCTGACTTTGATGTGAATATGCTGGGCCTTGAAAATTTTGAGATGGAGATAGCTGATAAGTTTGAGGATAAGGATGCGGACAGTGTGCCAGGGAATGCTGAGGCTAGGTGTAAAGAGGGAGATCTGTGGGTGCTTGGTGAGCATAGGCTCTTATGCGGTGACTGCACTGTAAAAGAAAATCTGGATCGGCTAATGAATGGTAAGAAAGCGGATATGGTGTTTACTGATCCACCGTATAACTGCGGTGGGAAAACAAGCTGTCTTGGCTCTGATGTTAATAAAGCTGTTAAAACATTGAAAAACTCAGAATGGGACCAGGATTTTGATATTAATCCAATGCTAAATAATTTGCCCGCTCTATCTAAGTCAGGGTGCTCTTATTATATTTTCACATCACAATTCGTTGCACCAAAAATATGGGAATGGATGGGCTCTTATTGCTCTTTTTATAGCTATTTAATTTGGTGTAAACAAAACCCTATGCCAAGCTTAACAAAGAAGACATGGAATTTTTCTAGTCTTGAAATGATATGCTATGGGCATACCCCAAATTATTATTTTAAGTATCCAGATGAGGGGCACGCATACGGTTATTGGGTTTTTACAAAAACGCCACATAAAAGCCATCCCACCTCAAAACCCATTTCAGTTATTGAGCATGCCATTATTCATTCTAGTAAAAAAGGAATGCTTATCTGGGATGGCTTTCTAGGCTCTGGCTCTACCCTCATAGCCTGTGAGAAAACAAACCGCACTTGTCTTGGCATGGAAATAGATCCCGCTTACTGCAATATCATAATTGAAAGATGGGAAACATTCACAGGGAAAGAGGCTAAATTAATAAATGGAAACAAAGGCTGAAAAACGCACGCGCCAAACTCAAAACACCAGGAATTACAGAAAACGTCACCCAGAAAGGGTTAGAAGATTCTTGAGATTAATCATATTAATGGGGGCGGGACTACTGAAATAAAAGCCATGGGCGGTTCTTTAGTAGATGCCATTCTTTCCGGCAAAAGAAATCCTGCTGGGCTAAATGTGCTTTGCAGAGTATGTAATGCTGCTGACTATTTAAAACGGAAATGCCCAGATGGCGGAATGTTTACTATTACCTGGGAAAGATTGGGGGGCCAGCATAACGTCAAGGTATCCCAGCCCCCCAGGTAGCCATCCCTAACCAAGTCTCCCCTATATCCTACCACCCCAGTATCACCCCAGTACCACCCCAGTACCACCCCAGTACCACCCTAATACCACCTGACACAGCGGGCATCACCAACCCGTCTAAACTTTTGACACACTATGAAACATTGTGTGATCCGCTTCACAATTGTGACACATACTGACACAGTGTGTTATAATGGAACCATAGAAAGGAGAAAACAATGGGAATGGATGTATACGGAAAAAATCCAAAAAACAAAACGGGTGAATATTTCAGAAATAATGTGTGGTGGTGGCGGCCACTCTGGGATTACTGCCTTAGTGTAGCCCCAGAGTTGTGCGCTGGGATAATGGGCCACACAAATGATGGTGATGGCCTGAATGAAGAGGATTCTTTACTGTTAGCCCAAAAGCTTCAAGATCGCATTGATATCGGATCAACTGGAGAATTTCAAAAAGGCTATGAGCAGCACCTAGAAAACCTGCCCCTTGAAGCCTGTGAGATCTGTAAAGGCAAGGGGATGAGAAAAAAACCACCAGACATTGGGCCAGGAGATATGAGGTGTAATGGCTGTGACGGGAAAGGCATGAGAAAAAGCTATGAGACACATTATCCATTCAGTGTAGAGAATGTGCAGGAATTTGTGGAATTTCTAAAAGCCTGTGGTGGGTTTGAAATCCTATAAAGAAAGGAGAAAACAAATGAATAACACGCTATTCCAGTTATATATTTATGGCTCATCTACACAGCAGTGCTATGAGTGCCAATGCCTCATTAAAGAGGGAGACAGGGTGCTATACGCATTTAATAGAATCTATTGCCTCTCTTGTGGCACAGAATTTATTACCGGAATTAAAGATACCTGTGAGTGGCTATTAGAGGATTTGTCTGCTGAAAACAAGAAAGGAGAAAACAAATGAGTAAAAAACCATTCACCAAAAAAGACCTGCAGGCTATGGCCAAAAGGCTCATAGTCCTTAATCACGTGCTGGCTGCCCTCAAGCCCCTCTATCAGGAAAAAGATGTCCTGGTAGAGATGATAGTTGAGGGCTGTGAGTTAAAAGAGCCAGCCAAGTACTTTATTCAGGATGTGAAAAACTATACCTTTGAACCCTTTGAGGAATTGGGTGACCTGTATCAATCTCTCATTGATCCTGTCACCATTGAGCACGCCACGGTAGGTATCATAGATAATTTTTCTAGTAAAAATACAGCATGGCGACCGGCCAAGGTTATGAGGTTTGAGGATCATATTATGAAAGGAGACAAGAAATGAAAAAGAAAGGGCCTATTAGGTTTCAAGGAAATTTCAGGTGTAGTGGGTGTAATAAGATTAGGGCTAGAAGTAGAGGTGGCTATATGCCATGGGATGATTCTGCCAAGGGGCATGGCAGGGCTGATGTGCTTATATGTGCTAGGTGCTTAGGGCTAATGGAAAAGTTAAGGCTTTCCTCTGTGTGCCGCTTAGTTACCCTGCACCGCCTTAATACTGCTGGCCCTGTATTCATGAATAGGAAAGGAGAAAACAAATGAGGTACTTACTTATCATACTATTACTCTCTGCCTGTGGCAGGGAGCACTTACCCCCTATCGGTGATACTGGCAGTAATGACGCCACATCTGAGGGTATCACTATGATTAAAGTAGCTTGTAGGCAGGACTATGGGAATACCTATTTCCGGTACATAGCTATCATTTATCCTAACGGGGATAGTGATGTGTACTGTGGTTTAAACTGGCTTGGGGAGAATAGATTATATCTTAGTAATGAGCATCACTGGGCCAGGGAGAATGCCTGCACTCTGCAAAGATCCCCCACCTCTTATTGGGCCTTTACCAGAAATGGCGCGGATATGAAAGCTGAGCATGTGGGTGGCGTGGCTGAAGAAGATCCTGGTAGTAATCCGCCCATTATGATACCCGCTGAGTTTACTTTCCAAAACTGCACCACAGAATCATGGGATGATGAGTATTGGTATAATAGGTATTATCCCTTTAATGAGCATTTACTATAGGGGGTATAAAGTGGCGGCACCCAAAACTGTTAAGAATCTGCTTAATGAATGCCTTGACCTGGCTTATAAAGAGGATATAGATGATGGCCTGCGTTTAGCTAAGATAATAGGCCGATTACACACCCTTTACTTCTGGGCACACGGAACTAATTCGATTTCCAGGCTGCTATCAAATCTTAAAATAGTAGATGGCGAATTAGAGAAAAAAGCTAAACACAGGCGGCGGAAAAAATGAAGCGTGATAGAGACATACACTTTAAGATAAACCGGGCAGAGCAGGATGATATGATAGAGGCTCTAAAGATATTGAATCACCAACTTAAGGCTATGGGCTGCCCGCCCATTACTAGCTATCATAAAGGCTGGTATCATCTGGCTCTGCTCGGTATCAAAAAACTACGTGAGGGGGCCAACCGGGGTAGGTCCGTCACCCCCTAGTCTTTCATGTATTTGAAAACCAAATTCACAAAAGCCTGCATTCTGGCTAAATAATCCTGGGCTATTAATTTGGCAAGCGCTATAAGCCATCTCTCTCCCAAATCCAGCTTAGGATCTTCTAGGGCACTATCCCTCAGTGCCTGTTTGGCCAAGTCTTTCAATAATCTGCTTTGATCCTTCGGCATTTGGATAACCTTTCCTAATCAGATAACCCTCAAACTGAGTATGGCTAGTAGTAAAAGGAGCCCATATAACACTATCACTAGAAAAAAGGGTTTGAGGTTCGCCCAATATTTCATTGATGCGGAGACAAATAACCTTAAGCTCATCAGGATATAGTGGTCTAGTCTCATCATGATCTAGCACCTCAATTCCTGCCAAATCTTTTGGCTCTATAATCACTTCTTTTTACCTCTGTATACGGGCTTACAGTCTAAAATCAAATGTGATTCTGGATACTGCTCATATTTCATTTTAACCAGATCTTTCATCTCCTGGGTATTAAGTTTTTCTATGCGTTTTCTTTCACATGGGCATATGGGCTCTGAACAGTAATGGCACAGTGTCCAAGTACATTCTGCCTCTTGTGTTTTGGATTTGGCAAATACCATAAGGCTAAAGAGCACAGCTAAAATGGCTAGTAGCCATACAGCGCCATCAATGTGTGCGGCTATTTTTTTCATCGGCTAACTCCTTAGCAGCGCTTTCCATTTCCTGCCACCACTCGGAAAAATGTGTCAGTATCTCAAACATGAGATCTTTAGCAGGGTCTTCCCATATAATCTCTGAAAACTTTTTAGGATCTGGCCTGCCACGCTTGACTAGTATGTGCATACCACCCACATAGTTTTTACTCTGCATAGCTCTAATTACTTCTTCTTTTGTCATTTTTTAATTCTGCTTCTCCAAAGCCTAAAGCCATATTTTAATATTTTAATCCGTATCTGTATTTTGGCAGCGGCAGCATCAGCGGCAGCATAAGCAGCATCAGCGGCATAAACGGCAGCAGCAGCGGCATAAGCGGCATAAGCGGCAGCATAAGCGGCATAAGCGGCATAAGCGGCAGCATAAGCAGCATAAGCAGCATCAGCGGCAGCATAAGCAGCAGCAGCGGCAGCATAAGCAGCATAAGCAGCATCAGCGGCAGCATAAGCAGCAGCTCTATTCTTTTTAGTGTTTCTTTTTAATACTTTTTTGGCTGAGGCTATTGCCCGCCCTGGAATTTTATTTTCGGGATATTTTTTCTCATAAATATTCAAAACCTGCTCTGCCGCATAAATGGCATATTGTAGTTTTTGTTTTTTGTTTAATAGCCTGACTATTATCCAGTTGCCCCATCCGAGCCTTTCTTTCTTTCTAAAGCCTTCTTTAAATAAAGCTTCTATATCTTTATTAGGCTGGGTCTCAAGCCAATCAATGGCAGATTGACATGCGCCTTGTTTTTTGAGCCATTTGCCAGTTAGAGTTTTCATTTTTTAAATTCCTGTATATGACTGCATAATTCATCAAACTGCCTCACAGTCAATTCATTAAGGCTTGTACAGCCGCAAAGGCTGCTCATAGCATCCTGTACCTCTGCCATATCCCAGCCACATTTCTGGGCTACCTCAAGTATAGTTTGGGCTCTTTCTTTAAGCATCTCTTGATCTTCTTCAGCAGGACCTTGCTGCCTCAAAGCCAGCACCCTATCTATTTGAGCCATAAATTTTAAAGCGTATTGGGATCTTTGTGGCTGCTCATGTAACCACTGCCTCATGCTAGCTAAGTCCTTACTCTCTATTTCTTGAAACTTTTTGCCTCTATATTTTTTCCCAAATTCAATCACCCATTCTTCTGGATTATCTCCCTCATCTACAGGCTGAGAATCTACTGCTTGTGGGGCTGGCTCTTGTGGTGTGCTCTGTGCCATTTCCTCTGCTGAATATAGGCCACTGGTCTCGGTGGGAAATGCTTTTCTAAGGGCTAGGCTCTCTGCACATTTGGCTAGCATTACCTCTGGCATCTTGGCCCACATAAACATGGGAGCCCCTTGCTTATCTGTTTGCACATAGCTATCCCACTTGGCTACACAGCACAGAGGCTCTTTAAAACCTTTCTTGTATACACCCACTTTAGCAGCTAATGGTGGGGCTTTTTCTAGCCACACATCTACCCACGCACCATCAGCACCACACCATACCGCATCTGTTTGGCCTTCATATTTCCCAGATCTTTCTGCCAAAAGTCTTAAGCCATCTACAGATACCTGGATCTGCATTTCCTCTTTTCTGGTTTTAGAATTCCAGCGCTTAATGGCATATATCTGCCTAGAGAAGGGATCTAGCCCGGTGCGTTGACATTGGTTTAGAAAAAGCTTTAACTCATCAGGACTAGCCCCACGACAAATTTGCGTCCTGATAAGGTCAAGCTGATCTTGAGTAAACGGAATAGGCTTTGACTGATCTATTTTTTCTGGTAGTTTTGTGCTTGTAGACATTTTTTGTCTTTCCTTTTGTTTTCTCCGTGGCCCTAGATTTTTCTAGGGCCTTTTTTATTTTAATGATTTCTTTATTAAGGGCTTGTCTGCAGATTTGAGATACTGGCAGGTTATATTTCTGACACTCAGATCTAAAAGATGGACGTACCCAAAAACCCATATATGCAGTATGCTGCTCTGTGCTATACATGGGCTGGATCTTATAAATGGTTTATAAGATAGTCAACTATTTAGTTATCAGATCTCCCGGTCTCTAGCCAGCCATCTCCTGACCTGTAAATTTGAGTAATACAGTCATGATCTCCAGGTATCCAGGCAGCAGATAACTTGTGGTTTGATACATCTAATAATTCCCCGGCATTGGCCCCTGTCCAGCACATAGTAACCTCATGCCCCTCAACATATGTACCACCGCCAAAGTTGAAAGTCCTATTAGCAGCCACAGCATCATCAGAGCTAATCTCAATAAATGAGGTGTCTGATACGTCAAGTTGAGTATTATCTGCTGTAAGGTTTACCTGGCTCATAGCTTTAATAATCCTTTGAAAGCCACGGCCATCAACTTTAATTCTGCCATAATCCCCAGAGGCAGCCCCAGTGCCGGGTTTTAAATAAACATCGCCACCATCACCACCAGCGCCATCAAGATTATTTATGCCTTGAAGCACTACATCACCAGGTTTACTTGGCTGGTTAACGTCGATACCTTTTACACCGTCTGGTAAAAGCACTACACCACCGCCCACTGATACCTCATCAATAAAGTGAGCTTCTTGATATCTGCCGCTAGTGCGGGAAATGCCGATCTGGGGCGGGTTTGTTTCAGATCCACCCCAGCCCGTATATACCAAACCATCACTGCCATAGGCATATTTATTAATCGGGTCAAGGTAAATAGTAGTTTGATATCTGCCGCCACCACCAGCACCTAACATTAGCCAAACAGTTGCCGGTGTAATTACTCCTGGTTGATTGGCATCCCATGGGCCATAGCCGAGATAGATATCAGATACTCTTTGGCCTTTATATCGCACTCTTAAACCATGATAAGCACCGGCTGGTGCCGGATTCCACTTACCCACAAATTCCCATAAAGAGGGCTCTGCAGCATCATCTGCCATAAACCTAATAGAGTTATCATCATCTCCCGGGAGAATAGACCAGTCTCTAGCCAGCTTAAATATAGTGGGGCCTTTGCCACCAGTTTGGATAGTCTCAAACCACACGGCCCATCCGGGGTAAGCGCCACCACTCCAATTAAGGGCAAAGCTTGTGGTCTGCATCTCTACTAAATCCTGGCCCTTAAGATCTCCGGTATAAGTAAAAGTCCAGCCGCTTGGGGGGGTAGCATCTGTAAGGCTACCACTTACTGTGATATTGCCTGAGCCAATATTAGATAAAGCTTCAAGGGCTGCCTGAACTGTGGCTGCATCATCATTCCAATTTAGGGTAGCGGTGTCTTGTCCGCTATATCTTAGCTTGTAAGTACCTGAGGTGGCTGCATAGGCCAGGTAAAAAAACTGCTTCTCTGATGTGGTATCTCCAGGGGTAAAGGTAATCTCATCACCTGATAATTGCCCAATAGGTCCACTAACGCCAAGAAAGCCAGAGCCATGGGCGGTTAGCCCAAAAAGCATTAAAGCTAAAAATAGATATTTCATATTACCCCCCTTACCAAACCCGGCACTGGAAATATCCGGTATTAACTACCCCAGATACACCCCTCATAAAGACTTTATTAGCTAATGCGTGCATATCTAGGCAGGTACCTGTGCCATTAGCATAGCGCCAATCATCACCACAGGCAGCAGCCCCATTTGCCCTAAGACAAATATAAATATCTGCCCCTGTTCTGTTTTCACAGCATATGCTATTAGCCCTAACACCGCTCATTAGCTCTGATCCAGCATCAGCATAATTAGCTGGGATGGCAGTAACCGTGGCATCTCTGATAGCAGTTTGTCCAGCATAGGCAATGCCAGACAATAGTAATAAAGCGATTAAAACTCTCATTTTTTACCCCCTATAGGAAAGCACTTTATCCCTTTTTAATATGCCTAACCAGCTTTAATAACCGCCTGGCACGCAGCCATGGGAATAACACAAAGCGTCTAGCTTTGAGTCTCTCTAATTTGGCCTTAACCACTACCATGGCATACTCTTGAATCTCTCTTTCTAAAACGTGTAATTCCATATTACCCCCCTTTAGATATAGAATAGCACGGGCCAGTACACCAATGCACTGGCCCGCTAGTCTCCCATTCATCCACCCTTTAAGAGTTAGCACAATTATCACACAATCTCTCAAACCCAGGATCATCTAAATCTTTGATGCTACATGTTAACCAGTAATGGTTATGGCATCTGTCACAAGAGACTATGGTGCGGATCATATTTCTCTTAGATTGGCCTGTACGGTGTTCTTTAGCCCCGAGTGAGCCCAGCACCCTATTCACATTCTTTTGAAAGCACAGGAGCGAATGTGACTGCTTTAAAAACCATTCATCACTCATGCCAAGATACTCTGTGATGAGATCCATGGCCCGATCTGGCTTTAAGGCTTTCACAGCCCATCTGGTAATCTCGGCATCCTTGTCTGTGGTATATGGCTCAGCCTTATATCTAGCTTCAAACTCAGTTTTATAGTGACTGAGTAATTTTTCCCCATTCCTGTGTAATTCTACCTCATACATCTGATACATTTGTTTTCTCCTTTGACGCGGTGTGTATCACCTTACTGTCCCTTGTTTTGACTTGACACAATATCCCGTAGTATAACGGGGTTAGTACGGGTGCCGAATACCCTAACGGGTAACTCTCGATTGGGCCTAGCCACTGTCTCGGTTAGGCCCTTTCTTTTTCTATATGTCTCTGCCTATAGAATCATCCTCATTCTCTATTAGAAAGATTGAGAGAGCCGGGAGATGGGAGAGTGCTAACGCTCTCCTTCTCCCCGGCTCTCTCTCTTTAAACTAACAAAAGACTATAAACCTTTGTGGGCACACCTCACTCACTACGGGGGGTATGTGAACACTGCGTTATCAAGGATGGCATAGGTGCACTAGCCAAAGCTAGTAGCCAAGTATTAGCTCGGTGTCCTTAATTACTCTCCTAATGGATTTCCAAAAGGCTCTGCCTCTCCCCTTGCGGGTAACCCCCATGCTGTCTGAAACCACGCCTTGCTTTTGAAGACTAGTACGTGGTGCCATTTGTTCCCCTGTTACTATGGAGTGTCATGCAATATCATAACCTCTCATAAGATTTTACTTGATAACACGCGGCGTGAATGGTGAAATGAATTCACCTAAGCCTAGAAAAAATTGTAAGCCCCTGTGAGTGACAGTCAATAGGATCTCATAGGGGCTTTAACTTTTTCCCTATTTTTGATCAGGGAAATTCCCCGGCCTTTGCCGATAAAACTTGACACCTCAAATCATACAGGCTCATAGGTAGCTAGGAAATCAGCATCAGACATTTTAAAAAGATTGCTGCCATCCCATATTAACCACTCACCCTCTGCTAATTTAAAAAATTGCTCTGTATCAAGGGCCCCTACCTGCCTAAAGAAAATATTATCTGTTTCACTGACTTGGGCAGTAGGATCAAAGGAAATTGTTAGCTGGGCTAGCCAGGTTTTTATATCATTTGGTTTGCCTGCACCATATTTCTTAGCTTCTACTGTCTCTGTGATTCTTTTATATTGAGCCATTTAACCCCCTATGCGGTGTGATGGTAATAAATCCTATTTCCCAGTATCATATTACTAGCATCTAACGATCTGCAATATCCCAAGCCAAACCACTAAATACAATGAATACTTATCCTGTAATATTTGTGCCTGATGTGCATGCCCAATGGCCACACTGGCCTAGTATCAAATGCCTGCTGAATATTATTCCCCAGGTACATGCCAAGGAAATAGTATTTTTGGGTGACTTTTTTGATGTGTACTCCTTATCTCGATATCGGAAAAACCCACAAAAAGCCTACGCCCTTTTTGATCAAGAGGTGCGTCCTTGTACCGATTTACTCCATACTATAGTAGCAGCCTCAAAATGTCGGAAAGTCACTTTCCTAGAGGGTAACCATGAACAGAGAATCTTAAAGTATATAGAAGAAAAATGCCCGGCCTTTATCAATTACCTAAAGCCCCGTGACATACTCGGCATTGATCCTAAATGGCGCTATATACCATATGGCCAGGGGGGCTATTACAAGATCCGTGATCTCATAGTCACTCATGGCACGCTCTGCTCTAAACACGTCTGCTTTAATATGATCCAGAAATATCACGCAGATGTGCTGTTTGGGCATACTCATAGAGTACAGATCTACACTACCCGCACATGGGATGGGAAAGTGCTCAAAGCCTATAACATTGGCTGGCTTGGAGATTTTAAAAAAGCCGCTCCCTATGTAGAGGATGTGCCTGATTGGTGCCATGCCTTTGCCATTGGATGGTTTTACAGGGGGGGTTACACAATACAGATAGTAAACATTGATAAAGGAAAGGCAGTCTTTAATGGCGAGCTATACAGTCAAAAAAGATAAGTGGCTGGTAGAGGTAGACTTTTATGATCATAGCCAATGTGGGGGCTCTAATCTTTTACCTATGAAGTGCAGGATATGGGGCATTCTATGGGCTGAGGCCGAGCACTATCTGCACATACTTACCTGGTGTACTAATGGCAATCCAGATGATGATAATAGTGAAAGCTATTGTGTCTTTAAGCCCGCCATACTCAAGATTAAAAAGCTGGTTAAGATAAAAGAGATTTAATCCGCCACATGCTCAGCTACCTCTGCCATCTGCTCTTTAGACATAGTAAAGGTTACTTGCTGGGCCAATTCAGCATCTCTAGATAAACACTGTATACATATTACCTGGGCATCTAATCTTATCCTGGTTTTATTGGTGGCTGGGCTTACCCATAAATCTTGGTTACATCTTGAGCAGGGAATTCTCACACTGCCCTTAACTGGATTGCCCATTTCATTGGCTCTTGGTGACATTATAAAAGGTTTATTCATTTGTTTTCTCCTGGTTTCTAATCTGATTCAAGCTAATGGGATATCCCTCAAGCTTATCAGCCCCCACATAAATATAATCTCTGTCTTTTAACTCATTCTGATGTACATGGCCGTGTATATTTTTCTTGCCTCTTAATTCCTCTGGATGTATAGGGCAGTGAGAAAGCCAGTAGCTGTGCTTTTTCACAATACCCTGGATACTGTTAAAAAACTTCAGATAGCTGAGCGTGCTTAAGTTATCGTGATTACCTCTTACCAGGTGCTTAATGCCCAGGAGCCTATCAAAAGTAATAAGCCCCTTAGCATTAAAGGCCACATCTCCAAGCACCCATACCACATCATTTTTTTTGACTACGGAATTCCACCTTACCACCATTAGCTCTATGTACTCATCGTGATCCATGTCCTTTATCCAGGGCACAAATCTTTTATAGTTCAGGTGGCCAAAGTGCAGATCGCTTATGAAATAAATTTCAGACATTTAATACAGATCGCTTTTCCTTTTTTAAATACGACATAGCCCCACTGTCCGCATTTATTACAGAGTAATATTTGGACCCTCATGATATTTCCTCAATACAGATTAGGCAACGTCTCCAAATATTTAACCCCCGCCTGGATTCCCCACCCAGGTCCTCTCAGGCCTCAAATAGGGATGACAGCGCCTATTTTATTGACTCACTCAACACGCCCGCTGCCACGGGCCGGGGGTAACCTACCGTAAAACGATAGGTGGGTATTTCGCGGGCCGGGCATTCCCGATTCGGCGTTAGGTACCATCGCCCCACAAAGCCCGCGAAATCTATTCATCTTTAAAAACCCAAAACAATTTCTCTACAGACATACCTAAGCGCCTAGCTATAAGCAGGGCCTTATACACACAAGGCTTAGTAGCAGTATTTTCTATCATGCTAATCTCTGATTGTTTTATGCCTGTAGCTTTAGCTAAATCTTTCTGTCTTAAGCCCCTTGCTTTCCTCACGTCTTTAACAATGTTTACATACTTATATGGCATTAATCGGGATCCTGTTCAGCCACCACTTGGCAGCACACCTCTACTCCCTCTTCTTTTAGCGCCTGTAATAGGGTAGCCATTGCTACTGCCCCGACCACCTTATCAACCTTGTTTTCCTCAAGAGTATCACAAATCAAGTTGATAGCATTCTCTAAGTCTTTATCCTGCACTTGGATTTCTGATCTATTAATCATGCACTTTCTCCTAAGCTTCTTTTGGCCACAATATAAGTTTGTTTTTCAATCCTATTTCTAGTCTCTTCATCAACTCCCTCTGGCCATGCCCAGTATGTCTCTCTAGTAGTTACCTCAACCGCCACTAATGGTGCATTAGAGCTACAGCCACAGCCAGAATCAGCATAAATATAATGCGGATAAAACCTTGGGGCCATTACTCCCCTGTGCAGCATATGAATGTGGCCACACACACCCACTGTGCCATCTTTAAAATCTTTAGCCACACCAAACTCATCCCGGTTATATGTCCAAGTTAGCTCTTGCTCTGAGTACTCTTTCCCCTTCATATGTGGATCTCTAAAGCTTTCCCTTGGCACGGGGGCATGAGAAAAAAAGAAGCCCTGCTCTTTATGGTAAAGAGGTAAGCGCAGCATCCATTCTAAATGCTCTTGAAAGACCTTGGCAGTAGGATAGCTCGCTTTAGTGGCATCTCCGCCATTTATTTGCCAGAGGATCTCATCCTCTATGCTGGCTCTCAAGCAGGCATTAAGACAAAGCCTTTCATGATTACCCAAGACACAGAAAACACTATTAGAGTAATTGTGCATCATGCCCATTACAGTATCTATTACTTCACAAGACTGTGGCCCTCTGTCTATAAGATCCCCCAAGAAAACAAACTTGTCGTCTGAGTTTTGGTTAATAGTAAAGTACAGGTCATCTAATAAATCTTTCCTACCGTGCACATCTCCTATGGCGAATATCTTTTGGCTCATTACTCTTGCCCCCTTTCTGTACAGCCAGTCTTTTTATTAAAGATTTTTTAGCCAAAAGACTATCAAGCGCATATCTCACTAAAAATGAGAATTCTACCCCCGTTTTTTTGATAGCCTCATCCTGCTGCTTAGTGATTCTGACACTTTTAAGTATTGTATTCATGGCCTTATAAGTATGCAGTATTACACGCTTTGTCAAGCTCTAAAAAAGGCTTGTAATATCTTGTTTTACAGGAGTATTACACTCTGTACTAGCTGAAAAAACAACTGAATAAAGGAGAAAGCAAATGGCTAAAAAGGTAACTGTTCAAGTAGCTGGGGGCAATCCTCAGGTATTTAGCGGGCTCAATACGGTAGAGGATGCTAGGGAAAAGATCAAAGCAGGAGATGATTACTCTGCCTCTATCAATGGTGTGCCTGCGGATGGGGATGAGGAATTAGAGGATTTCTGCTACGTATCCTTTGCCCCTAATGCTAAGGGAGCCTAATCCATTATGCCCGCCCCTCTGCTTTATGGGGGGCGGGTAATTATCTGGGGGATTCTTATGTCTCTAAAAAGCGATATTATTTACCAATATGGGAATAGGCTCTCAATAGATGATCTTTATTTTTTGATACAGAGAAATTTAGATGAGGATAAGGTCTCAGAAGCTACAGATAATCTCAATCACATGGTTACCGTAGTCAGCGGGCATATGCTGGACTCTATGGCGTTCCTTTATCTGAATTACTTTAGCTCGAAATTTATTCCTTTCCCGCCCAAAAAATTTAATAGGCTTTTTATGCATGAGAAAGAAGCTGGGAAATTTAAAGATCTGAGCCTTAAAAAAAGCTTAGATGATAGGGTGTTTACTTATTACCACACCAAATTTAAAAAGCTAGACTTAGATGCCAGTGAGACGTGGCAATCAAACAGCTATATTAGAGATATTAGGGGTAGAATTGACAGGCATCAAAGGGACCTTAACTCGCTTTACTGCAATCTAATGCTTAGCTTCCAGGAGTTGTCGAGTAAAGTTAACGGGCAAAGTTTGGGTGAGCAGATATTTAAAATAATAGATGAGGGGTTTTACTCTATACACAGGCTATACGAAGATCACCTAGAGCTAAATACCCCTCATATAGTACTTAGTGAAAAAGATCCAGCTAAAGCTATAAACTATTCTGTGCCAATGGGCCAATATAGAGTGCTGCTTTGGTTTCAAGATATGCACACACAAATAAAAAAGGGAAAAGATAATATTTTAGTAGATGGCGGAATTCATCCATTCTGCTCTAGAGATGGGTATCTCTGTTATGGTAATCAACGTGAAGCCCTTCTAGATTGTTATGCCAAGTTTGATATTTATGGCGTATTAAAGTTAACTCAGATCATGCTTACCGTCTATAAACCTGCAGGCCCTTATATACAGCTATATAAGTTTAGGGAGAAATACGAGAGGATGCTCTCTCAAAAAAATGGAATAAAAAAAAATGCTGGCTCTAATATTTCAGAGGTAGGCAGAGAAATTGACAGGATAGCAGTCGATACTCTTATAAACAATGTTGTCCGGAGAGAAGCTAATGCAGATAACAATCGATAATCTGGTTTACCAAAAGATAATGTACTGGGTGAGGAAAGCATCACCACAAGAGGTAAGTGGTTTGGGTAAAGTAGTCATTATTGAGGATGGTTTTAGGGTGATCAATGCCATGCTACTGCCTCAGGAAAACTCAAGAGGTGCCACTGATATTGATGGTGAGGATCTGTCTAAAGCAATGTTTGAGTTAAAAGATGATCCTGGGCACCTCAATTTCTGGTGGCATAGCCACGGACAAGGCACTGTGTTTTGGAGTGCTACAGATAAAGAGACAGTTAAAGATCTTGGTAGTAATGGCTGGTTTATAGCTTCTGTCTTTAATACTAAAGCAGAAATCAAATCCTGCTATTACCAGGGTAAAGTGACGGGGCTACCTGCCATTTTTGTAGATGAAATCCCCACAAGACCAGTCTTTTATTATGATAGTGAGTTAGAGAAGCAATGGAATAAGGAATATGATGATAATGTAAAAACCAAAACCTGGGCAGGTTATAGTGGGGGATCTTGGAGAGCGCCTATAAATGATGAGATCAAAACACAGGCAGATTTGAAGGGTGGATACTATGCTATAGGGGATAGTGTTCAGTATGTATCTCCAGGAGAAATTAAAGAAAACAAGATCAGAATCTCCTTTGATGGGGTGGCTGTGGTATATACCAGAAAGCAGTTTTTCAATGCCCTTAAAAAACAAAAAAAGGCAGCTAAAAAAGATTACAAATGGGAAAACCTCAACCGCAATAATACCCAGCGTACTAAACACCGCACATTAGATCCTTGTGATTTAGATATTCTGTATGCCCTAAGTTTCACAAATGCAGATATTAATGGCATGGATGATAGAGAGATAGATGAGTGGCTTGAATATTATTATGACTATAAGGAGTGGCACGGAGATGCGAGAAGAATTGACTAGGCAGTTTGATATTATCCCTGAGCAGATACTTTGCACACCCATTACTATTATTGGGGCAGGGGCTGTGGGTAGCTTTACTACTCTATCTCTGGCCAAGATGGGATTTATTAATATAGATGTTTGGGATGGGGATGATGTGGAAATAGAAAATCTCAATGCCCAGTTTTATGGGGGCCAAGATGTGGGCCATAAAAAAGTAGCCAAGCTTTATGAGACAGTGCTCAGAATGGGGGGTGGATCTATTTCTTATGCCCCAGACTTTTATGCGGGGCAGGGATTAGGGCCTGGTATAACTATAAGCGCTGTAGATTCTATGGCTGTGAGGAAAATGATTTGGGAAAACCAAAAAAATAACCCTGAGGCTGAACTACTCATAGATCCCAGGATGGCATCAGAATACTTGAGGGTATTTGCCATAAGGCCAGATATGCCCCAAGACCAGGAGATGTATGAGAAGACCTTGCATAGTGATGAGAATTCAATACAGGAGCCCTGTACAGCCAGGAGCACTATTTATACTGTGCTGCTGATAAGCGGGCTCATATGTAAGATCATAAAGGACAGGCTGTGCCATAGGAATTATTACCGGATAGTTGAGTGGCATGTGGGGGCCAATCAAATGAGGGGGCACCTCTTGGATGCCCCCCAAACCATGCCTTAGGTGCCAAAGTAGGTTTCCATAAGGGCGATCTTTTTAGTGGGCGGTACATCATCATCCTCTAACATGAGGAGAATGCTGGCTGGTATCTTTTGAGTGCTCCTGGGCACTATTCGGCTATTGCCATTATTTCCCTTTATTTTATGAATACCTTTCCTATCCCAGCCAAAAAGACTGGGGGCAGGCACTCCAAGCCTCTTAGCCGCAGCATAAGCGCTGAGCCCTTGATCTTGTAGATTTTTCCATTTACTTAATAGTTCGATTTTTTCAGAGGTATCTCTGAATATTTTCTTATGTCTAGCCATTTGTTTTTCTCCTTTTTAACATTGTTTAAGCGGGGCTAGCCACTCCCTAACGCATCAAGGAGTTTGGTGCTTTTGGTGGCTAGCCCCTATCTGCCATGAGCATTTTACTGAATTGACGCTTGCATAGAAATCGTGAGAGGTGCTATATTGCAGTATGTCAATTCAGTGATATTCTTATAACACGGTCTTGAGTAATACGCAAGATCGTGTTACAGGGTATTGACATCGATTAGCTCACTTAGAGGGGGCTACTAGTAAAGCCATAATTCTCCCGACGATAGAATCTGGCTTGGCCCTTCACGGCTAGTAGCTCCCTTTTTTTCCTGCTAAAATTCCCATTCATGAATCCATCAGAAAAAGCTTTGGTAAAAAGCATCAAGCATTATTTCACTATTCAGGAAAACCGGGATCTTCTTACTTTTAACCGAATAACTACTACCGGAAAGATCTATGGCAATGGGCCTAGTCAGAAATTCATCCCTAATCAAGATCAGATAGGCCACTCAGATTTCACCATACTGTGCCGTGGCAATATGGGTTATTTAGAGGTTAAGAAAAAGGGTGGTAAACTGACAGTAGCTCAAAGGGAATTCTTAAAGCTTAAAGAAAAACACGGGGCTAAAGTAGGGGTGGCCAGAAGTCTTGACGATGCCATTCTGTTCACTAGGCAGCTATACCAGGGGGATCTCTCTTGTCTGAATTTGAAATAGTCAAAACGGCAGGGCCTGTGGGCCTTGGGATATTTGCGGTCTATCTCATCATTAAAGAGATATTCGGCTATGTGAAAACCAGAAATGAGAACAGAAATGGTAATGGGCTCAAGGGATCTATCACCGCCAAAATGTTTGAGACTTTGATTGAGTTAAAGACAGAATCAGTAAAGCAGACCGGACTTTTAGAAAAGCTAGTAAAAAAAGAATCTAATCCCACTTAGCCTCATGAATTTCTTTTAGCTGCTGCTCTCCCCACTCAGCCAGTTTGGTGCTAGTCACATCATTGCTAGCCTCTTTCACAAACTCAAAAAACTTCTGTTTTGTCTCTTTACTGGCATTGATCCGCTCTAAGATAAAGCCCACTATCTGCAATACTACGGTAATGATTACACTCCACATATGCCCCCCCTTACTGTGGCCGATTTACCCTTACTCCGCTAAAGCCAATAGTGGTAAGCCTCATTAGCTCACGTTTTTTATTATAGCCATGATAAAGGCACTCTTTCTCAATGAGTTTGATTTCCCATCTATGGCCATATTTCAAAACGGGATCATTGCAGTAATCTGGCTTGGGGCTGGCCCACCGCACCTCTTCTTTAAACTCTACCACCTGTAGCGTGCCCACTCTCTGCTGACATACCCCCACTCCGCCGTGCTTTGTTTTATTGAATTCCCCACCACAAATGAGATCCCAGTCTGTAAGCTTGTACATATAGGGGTTATCAAAATCGACGTGAGCCCATCTGTGCTGATTATGATCACTATCAAAGGCCGACATTCTCAGTGGGCATACCCTGTTAGTTTCTGAGTTTGGCACTGGTATATAGGTGTATTCATATTTGTTACTGCCCAGAGGAATGAAGCCCAGCTTTTTTTCATCTTTCTCAAAAGTCAATTCTCTGTGGCAGGTGCGCATGATGAATAGCTCCGGCACCTCATCTTTAGGCTCAATGATGAGTTTATACTCTTTAGCTTCTGGTAGGGTAGCTGCCCCTGTATAGACCGTGCCATTAGCTTCAAATTGGAGATCCCTTGGATAAAATAAGTCTTTCTCTAGGGGCTGATACTCACTACAGCCAAATAGAAATAGGGCTATACCAAACCATGCTTTTTTAATTCCCATAAGTTTAATTCCACATATTGTTTTTTTCTCTCTGGATCTTCTGGCCTAGGTGGTAATCCGATCCAATGGCCCGCTGCGCGATAAGGGCCCAGGGGCCTACGGGTTGATATATCTAGGTGAATGCCCCCTTTTTCAATTAAAGGCCCCTGAGCGGTGCGTCTTGTAAGTCTCCAGTAGGGATAGATGCCTATACCTGAAAACGGGTACCTGGTGGCCAGTAAATAACAATCGCATAGCGTTAAGTCGGGGTTATGGGAGAGCAGAGGGAACAGATCTATCGCTTCAGAAAACCCCTGTTCATTTGGATAGTGTGGGCTCTGCTCTCTATCATAACTTACTGATCTAGAGACATAGAGGGGTATGCCTAATTCTTCTCGGTATGCGTCAAGGATGAATAAGAGTTTGTGATCTACCTTTTTGGGATCTCCCCAATTCTCAGATCTCTTAAAGTGCTTAAGCTGTGGCCAGATATTCATAGTATTGCCAGGGTGAGTAATTCCGTCCTAGCTCCTTAGGTCTACTCACCCTGGCTTGCACACTGTAGGAGAAAGAAAATAATGAACACTTACTTTTTTAATACTATCAAAAATTCAGCCAGAGAAAGGGCTAATTTTAAACCCTTCTCGATTTTTTCCTTAAGCACAGGCTCTGGCACCAAAGGCCCAAGCTTCTGGCTCATATAGGCCACTAGGTCTTTAGCCTCATCCTCATCAAGATCGCCTAATTCCTTAGGCACTTTTGAGATGTCTTGGAAAGCAGGGCCTGCACTCATCACCACAGGCATGAGATAGGCCAAATCATTGAGATCAAGCTTACCATCTGCTAGGGCAGATTTGACTGCACCACCGCCTGCAAACATTAGGTCTAGAACTTCTTTAGTTTCCTGTACGCCGTATTGGCTCATTGTTACCCCCTATTAAGTTAATTCTACACTATCAAGAATCAATTCAACCGCCGAAAACAAGCCGCTAGCCAGAGCTATTCTACCAACTCCTGATGCTATATTTAATTGGATAATATAGGTGTGTGGCCCTGCTGGTGGTAAATCAAGGCAGTTAATTATGCCCAATGGATATCTAAATACTCTAAGCGCTGTGGCTGCAGTATCCAATTGAATGCCAAGATTTGAATAGTTTATAACTATTGATCCATCTCTTATTATTCTAATTTGCCCTATGGTAGTGGTTTGCCCTACAAAATTTTCTATTCGCCACTCTCCTTGCCCCACACCATTTCCCTGCGCGCCTAATTTTACTAGATTTCCTTTGGTGGTAATATTTATAGTAGAGCCAGTAACAGTAGCCCACCCAGAAGTGGTCGAATAATTAAGCGTGCCAGTAAATACAGTATTCCCAGCCCCATGATAAGGAAACTTTCCAAAACTAATCATGCCCTAATCTCCCATGTGAGATACAAATTAAATTTCTCATTGTTAGTTTGCGGGGTAATAATATCAAGCCTAATAAAATCCCCGGCATCTAAATCAGTAATAGAAATCGCGCCATTAGTGGCAATGCTATTATTACCACTACCAAAAGTAAGACTTGGCCTAGTGGAAAAAATGGTAGTAAAGGCAGCTGCACCTCTTTTATATTTCACATCTACATCAAGCGTGCCAGCCGTACCATCATCTATTACATGCAATACCGCACTAGTTAATTCAATATCAAATGGGATTCTAATAGTAGTGCCTGCCCCTAAAAATGGCATAGTCTCGATATAATATCTGCCAATTACAGAAAACTGTATGGGTGTCTCATTGGTAACTGCTGCCTCAACTGAATTTATCCTGCTATCCAGATCATCAAAGTTATCTTTTATCAGATCAAATAGCTCTTTTTTGGTGGGATCACCAATATCTAGCCATGCTGAGGGTATAGATCCAAAAGCCATAGTCTCACCATATCACGTTGATACCAAAGGTATTGGCATCATTATTTATCATCCCAAAGTTATCGGTAATAAACCCATTTAAAAGCTTCTCAGTATCTGTGGCACTGGCCCAGATATTAGCCGCATTATCTGTAATGGTGCCCGCTCTATTATAGGCATTACCCAAATCATCAATCTGAATATCACTACTGGCAAAGTCTCTTTTGATAGCTGTAATGCCTGCTAGCTTTACCTGTTCACTTGGGGCCCCAAATCTTTCATAAAGCTTTCTATGCACAAGCTTTATCCTATCATGGATCTGTAGCCTGGCTCCCTTAAGAGAGGTGCTGATGCTTATCACAGCAGATACTATCTCCCTTAAAAATACCCACCTCTGGGCAAATACTTTGGCATCACCTTGGCTTTGCAGCACTGTCCTAAGTCTAAACTGCTCATCGGTCTTGCCCAGATACTCTGCTACTTGGCTGCTCTGTGTCTCAATGGCAAAGCTTTCCTCAAGGCTATCAGGATCAAACTCTTTAAAAAGATACTCAATAAGACAGTCTTTTATTACTTTTGAGCTATCACTTTTGACAGATAGCTTTAACACTTCTGCCTCAATAAACTGTACATAGCTTGTGGTCCTGCCCGGATCTAGCACCCTATACTCAAGCTTGAAATCATTACTCTGATAGACACTGCCAAATATGCTCTCATTTATTTTATTGATAATTTCCCGAACAGATTTAGATTCTGTGGCTGATACTGTATCTGGCACAGCTAAAGTTATGATCTGTGGGGCTACCTCACTGGCTGTATCAAAAGTACTTTCTGTAATATCATCAGTAAGCCCAGCCCGCTTTAGTATGTCTTTAGCGGCCAGTGGCCCTGTGCCTATAAAATCCCCGGTAGTAGTGCCATCCTCTGTAGCTCCCATAGCCCTTAAGGAAATAGTGGTTTCCCCATCTGCATAGACTTGAGGGGATTTCTTTAATGCTGTGCCTGAGACACTATAGGTAGCTGCTACCCTTAAAGTAATCTGGGTATCACTGTCTACAGATAGCACCTCAAACCAATCACTTTGGTTTTGATTTCTGATCCAGTCACCTGGTTTAAACTGCTCCTGTAATCCTGTGCCAGTCACTGTGCGGGTTGAATTAAAAGTCACTGAGCCATTAACCTTAAGCACATCAGCCACATTGAATTCTGCTAGCTCATCTAGAGTAAGCTTGGCCGTAGAAGCATCAAAGGTATAGTCTCTTGTGAGGTTAAGCCTTTTATCATTGATATACACATCCCATATGGCGCTTAAGGTAACTGCTGTGCCAGGGCTAGGGATGGTGGGTAGGGCAGGTCTCATTTCTATCACATTGCTTGATACTCTTGAGATATTGGTGATATCAGAGCCTACTGTGATTTCTGCCCCCACAAAAAAATCCGCATCATCTACTACTGTAATCACATCAATCTTATTGGCTGAGGCTACTGTAGTAGCTGGTACTTTAAGAGCGTGGCCAGCTATGAGGTGTACTCTGTTTTGGTAACGCTTAGGATGCCCCCCTTTGATCTTTATGGCTTTCCCAGATCCTGTAGATCCGCCATAATCCTCTGTAAGGGTTAGCACTGTGTCACTGGTAACAGATTCTACTGTGTATTCAGTAGTATCATTTCCGAATATGAGATTATCATCTGGGCTTACTTCTTTTAGAAAAAGAGTGCCACTGCCAGTAACAGAAGTGCTGCCATTGGCAGTGGTAGCAGTGCCAGTAATAGTATTGCCCAGGGGCAATGTCTCATCAATATTAGAGGGAATATGGCCCACTACACGGCCATATATGATCCTTTGTTTTCTGTTTACATTACTGGGCTTAAGCGTGGCTCCCGATGCTTCAGATAAATCTGTTAGAGGTACCGGCTGCCTAAGGGCTTTAAGCTGGTCTTTTAGGGCAAACTTAATGCTTTCATCTGTCCAGGTGCGCTTTTGAGTAAGCCCCCTATATATTAGCTTAGCCTCAGTAATAGGTAGATCTCTATGCCAGGAATAGATCAAGATCTTCTGGTTATCCCAATACCACTTATCATAAATAGAATCCCAGTAATCCCGATCATTAATGAGGGTGACATTACCGCCCCCCTCAATGGCAAAGCCTAGATACTCTTTATTGTCTAGCTCTACCCCAAACCTAGAAGTAGCTTTAACATAAGGTAGCCAATACACATTAAAGCCAGTAGACAGATCGTGAGGCTCATGAATTCCAAGAGCATTAGAATAAAAATTCTGAAAGGTGAGGGCAAGGAATTTGCCATTTGGGTTAGTACTGTCTGTAGCCTCAAGATATAGTATTTTAGCCGATCTATCATTATAGAAGTCTCCTGGGGTTATAGCGCCTATACTCCCCACCTCTGTTAGGGCTGTGCCATCCTCAAGGATGCTTTCTATAACTGCATGATCAAAGGGATCCAATTTATATATTGAGCCAGAATGCACCTGCCAGCCCATGAGCCTACGTGATGCCTCAAGAATTACTAGGGCTACTTTCTCGCTGGTCTCTAAATCCTGAAACTGACTATATGTACTAAAAGCCACTACAGGGCCTCTCTAACTGACAGAGGGTAATCAAAGTAATTAACAAACCTGTGTTTAGCCGAATAGTCCTTAGTTAATCTGCAGTAAAGCAGATACTCATTGGCATCAGTAAAAATATTCTCATCACTATCAAGGGCTGTAACTATGGTGCCGTGTTTTCCTACCTCTGTGAATATATCTTTAAAAAGGATCTTGTCTGCTTCTGATAGTGCCTTGAAATTAAAATCCCAGCTTATCCGATTGGGGTATATATCCCAGTATTCATGGCCAAAGGCTGTAGATCTGGGTTTACTCTGATCCTTTATCCCATCTTTAAAGCCAATTTCTGGGGGCTGAGAAGTGCCTGCAGCCTCAGATAGATAAAGCAGAGATAGCTCTATCTGGTTATTAGGATTAGTGCCATCACTGACAGACACAGCCCAATACTGATAGTTTTGAGTAGAGGTAAAAAAGTGATAAGCATTTTTATATACCTGATCAATGGAAAGTGTCACATCTACTGGTGGGGCTCCCCAACTATCAGAGGTGTTAGCCTGTAATTTCACAACTGCACTAGAGGTAAGGGGTAGGGGATTTAGGGCATCAAAAAACATGGCAAAGCTATCTATATCTTTAGCTGAGCCAAGGTTTATCACTACTCTGTCTGTAGTGGTGCCACTGGCAGATCGCCATACTTGAGATCTGCTATCAGAAGTGAGATTTGAGACCGGAAATTCTGCATCCTCTGTGGTGCTGGTAATAGTATTATCCAGGTCAAAAAACTCATTCACATACAGAATTTTAAAGCACTCACTCATTAGGCTGCTCCTATGGCTCTGCCACTACGCTGTAAATCTAATAACTCATCGGCAATCTCAGTGCCACCCACATTGACAGTTACCCTGTTTTCTAGAGTATCAAGCCTGTCTCTGATATCTATGAGGATAGCATTCTGTCCCTGATTCTCTGCCAGAAATTCTGTGAGATCCTGATTCTGCTCTGCAGTTACTACCCTTTCCTGGGGTGCTAGGGTAGCTGGGAAATTATCAGCGGTACCAATGCCAGGCACTGAGGTAATGCCTTCTTGTAGTGGAGTACCACGGATCTGGGCTACTCTGGCTAAACCTGCTACTATAGCCGCTGCTGCAGCAGCAGCACCAAGTACAGGCCCCACAAATGGAATGCCCGCTAAAGCGCTAAAGGCTGCTTGTGCAGATTGATAAGTCTGAATAGTAGTCTGAGCTATGGCGCTAGCTTTACCAATGGCTGCTAACTCTTTATTTTTACTTTGGCTAAGGGTGGCCAGATTACCAAAAGCAGTACTGGCAGCATTGAGCCTTGCAGTCTGCTGCTGCTTTTGAAATGCGGTGCGCTTTTGCTCTTCTTTTTTCTCAAGGGTGGTTATCTTTACAGCCTGCTTCTCAATGGCCTGGCCAAGCTTTTTCCTCTCGGCTTTGGTGGTAGCTGTAGCATTCAATAGTGCTGTGAGTTTTTCTTCTTCTTTCTCTATGGCAGTTTTAGAGCCCTCAATAACTGTATCTATTAATTTCTGCTCTGCCTCAGTTAGGGATTCCCTGCTTTGTTTTAATGCCTCATCATTGGCTAGCTTTCTTTCTAATAGGGCATCTCTTTCATCCTGTATTGTTTTCTCTGCCTCAAGTAACTCTACCTGCTTTTGTTTGGCGTCTTCTGCGCTGTTCTGTATTCTCTGTAAAGCCTCATCTAATTTGACTAGCCCGCCCTCTTCTCCAATTTCTTCTATAGCTTTATTGGCGTCTATCACTGCCTGGGCAAATTCATCTGCCTTGCCTTTTGTGATACCAAGCGAATCACTTACAAAAGCCAATCCTGTAGCTGCTGTAAGGGCTGCTTTCTTTAATTCAAGCCATACCACAATAGCGGTCTGTACTGCTGCAATGAGCCCTCTTATTGTTTTGATCACGGCTATAACTGCAGAGGAAAAACCCACTGAGATCTCATCTTTATTGGCCTTGATTACATCCTGTAATTCTGTGAGGATCTTTCCCACTTCTTTAAATACAGATTGTAGCACTGTGTTTTCTGTAATGATAAAGCCGATAGATTCTTGGAGATCTCCAAAAGTATTATTTAGCTGTGCATAAGATCCAGAGAAAGTATCTACCTGGGCAGCAGCAGCACCGCCAAATTTTTGATTAACTGCTTCTAGGGTATTGGCAAAGGTCTCAGCATTAGTGGCACCTTTTTTGATGATAAGGCCATACCTAGAGAATGTGCTGATCTCACCTGCAGCTGCCTTACCAACTAACAGGGCTGCAGTATTGAGATCCACACCCAAGGCTGCAGAAAGATCTAGGGTGGCTTTAGTGGCTTGTTTAAGGCCCTCTTTATCTAACTGGCCAAGGCTTTGAATAAGGGCTTGGGTTTGTAGGATGGTTTCATCACCAAATTTGGTGGCGGCCTGTAATTGGGATGCATATTCTTGTAGCTCTTTACTGGTATCAGCTGTGAATTTACCGCTAGCCACAAGGGCAGTATTAAGCTGGTTTATGGCATCCTCTTGTACTTGAGCCGCCTGAACGCCATCAGTCACAAAAGTATTAAATAGGCGCTTGGCTGCACGGCCTGCTTTATTGATGGCTCCTAGGAATACTTGTGCCCCAAGTACCCCAGAGAATACCTCAAAGGCTCTGCCCACAGAGACAAGGGATTTTTTGGTGGTCCTAGAGAAGTCTTCTACGGCATCAGTGGCTTTCTCTAGCTCAACCTTAGCATTGCCCTCTACCTTTAATCGTATTGTGACTTCATTATCTGCCATGTTTTACCTGTGGCTTTTGTCTAGCAGCTTTCTCTCTGGCTCTCTCTAGCTGATAGTTTGTTTTATATGTCTTGATAATGCGGAGTACTTCGATTGCTTTAGCTGGCTGATCAAAGTAGCTCCCAGGAAATGGCATTACCCCTTTATCAAAACTGTCTGCTGCCTCAACCCAGCTACACACCATATTATCATAATAATTTCCAGGACAGGTTTTATACGCTATGCCATCAAATTTATGTATCGGATCGCTATAGATATCCCAGCACCCTTTAACGCGCCTTTCTTTTTCTAGGAGTTTGGGCCTGGCAGGATATAGAGTTAAGCAATGATCACACAGAAATCTATTATTATGCAGGGCAATGAGAGTGGATTTGAGTTTAGCCCATTCCATTAGTGTGGGGTAGTTAAGTACCTCTATGGCCCTTAGTAGAAACCACAGAGCATTACTTACTGGGAATTCTTTTTTTTTGATGCCCTAAGGGATTCAAAATCAATTTCAAATCCCTCAATATCTCCAGCCAAAGCATCTGTAAGTATGGCGCTGGAAAGCCTGCTTATGGGCATTGCCCCAATAGCTCTAACTAGCATCTCAATGCTTTCTTTTGTCAGCTTTCCATCTACCCATTCCAAAACAGCAGGTGTGCCATCAAGGAATTCTCCCTCAAAGCCATCAACCTTTTTGATAGACATTATGAGAGTGTCCATAATCATGGCGCTTTGATTTTCCTGTACCTCACCCGATTTCTGTTTTGAATGTTTGGATAGGCTGATTTTTTGATCCCAAGAAATGGGAGACACCCAAATAGTAAGATCCCCAATTTTACAGGGCACCTTGTCACTAGTCCTTAAGATAATCATAAGAACCTTATGCAGTATGTGAGGGCTTAAATCAAGCTGACAAACATTTCCTCATTAGTTCCATCGGACCCCCGAGTAGCCCTAAAGGAAATCTGGTCAATGAGTAAGCCCTCAAGATCCTGAGTTTGAAACTCAGTAGAAAAACACTGTGGTAACCACAGGGCCACTACCGATCCCAAATCAAACTCACCAGTAGTGCTTGACGGATTGAAAGCATAAGCAAACAGAGAAAATTCTGTGCCATCATTCCAATCATCAAAGTAATCAGTAAGGGTATCGTCTTTATATGGGTTGATGCTGCCTGTTATCTCTCTGTCAGTTACCCTTGAGGAAATCCTACCATTCTCTGAACAGGTGCTAGTGGTAAATCCAAGCGTATTAGCCAGAGAAAGGGTGAGTGTATTGATTGGGATCTGAAGCCCGTCTCTATATACACAGGCCTTTAGAATAATGGGTGGTACCTCATCATCATAAGTCGGTGTGTGGGGGGCCACGCCATCAATCTCATCCCCATAAAAGAGCCCCTCTAATCCAAAATTCCAAGAAGCTACCTGGCCCGTGGTCCAGTTATCTACAGACAGAGAGGGGACTTTACAGCCTACAGCACTCTGTCTGATCTCATTAGCCCAGTAGTAGCTAAGAGATAGAGAGGGATGGCCATCTGCAGCAGTGAGATAGGTATTGTATTCAGCTATTACTACACCATCACTAGGAGCCCCATTATCCAGGGCAAATGGGAAAGAGATGCTATTACTGCCAGGAGTAGTAACCACAGCCGAGATAGGCCTAACTTCATGGGCTCCTGCCTCTAGGACCACCACGCTATCCCCTACGTTGTAATTAGCCGCATCACCATCAGAGAGATTGATCTGAGTGGCAGTATGCGTAGTGGTACTTGTGGTCTGTGAGCCATATGCCCTTACAGCACCTAATGCAGAGCGTAGCAGGGGATCAAAGTCTGGTGCGCCACCAGCTACGCCACTACCCCTAAACTCTACAGGCAGGGCAGCGGTGACTGATTTAGTGCCAAGCCTAGGGCTTTCTTTACCGGGTGAGGCATTGAGTAAACCTCTATCAATTAGTTCCCTGGCCGGTATTAGCTCAAAGCCATCAGCCAAAGGCTGCACATAAGATGTAGCTGCAGAAGGGGCTACATAAGTACCCTCTGTGCTCTCGATTTCCACACCAATGATTGAATTTTTCCTAATGATAGGAGTAGCCATGTGATCCCCCCTACGGATTTTTATAGATTTAGATTACTACGGTACTTAACCACATACTGCATTCTCAGGATCACAAACTTACTATCGTCTAGAAATTCTGGCTCGCTTAGGCTTGGATCCTGAATATCCAGCACCACGCTTGCTAAGTTAATCTTGTGGTTTACTAAATTCTTAAATATCTCATCAGCCTTATCATACATTACTTTGAGGCTATCTTCTCTCTGCTTGTCACTATCACCCCTGGCAAAGGTGTCAGTCAGTATCACCTCAAAGCCATGATCCAGGGTATAAGACCTAGTGAGAGTGGCTGCATTGGCCGCGTCTAATGGCCTTACCCCATAAGCTAATTTGGCATCACGGAGATTATTTTTTTCCACATCATAGATAAATCTCAATTCCTGATAGTTACTGCCTAATTCACTAGCTATCAGGCTTTTTGTCTCGTCTATGATTTGCTCTACAGTATCAGCCATTACAATCTCGGTATAAAAATATTGCCAATATCTTTTTCATCATCCTCAATCACACCGCTCTCATCCCAATCAATATCTATCTTAACTCTGTTCAATTCTCTATTGGCATCATTGAATGCCTCATCACGCTTCTCTTTATCACCATCATCTTTAGCTATGGGATTGAGTATCACCCATGCAGTAGCGTGGGTAGCGGCTATGGCTACCTCGTTGATGTCCTCAATCTGATTCTCGTCTTTTATGAGATGATCCTTTTTTAAGCGGTGCACTACCCACTCTTTAGCTGCATGTAACTGCTCAATGAAATCAGATCTCCCCTCAGGTAGATATCTAGTATCGGTCACTAGCTCGGGATAATAGGCCTGCAGCATATCCTCATCACAGAATAAATTTAAGACACTCTGCAGAGAAGTGCCTGCGCTTAAATCCTGGTCTACTGTGATCTTAGCCCAATACAATTCCACATCATCAATAGGAGATGCTTTCCTGGGCTGCCATTTGCCATCATTTACCCATGATAAAAACCCGCTTCTGGTAAAGCCCCAAGTCTGATCTACTATGTCCAGCACTTCTGCCCAATCTGTGCCATCCCAATACTCTACTGTGATAACCACTCCGGTTACCGTATTAGCCGTGTCAAAATTAAAATGCCTAGTAGAGAAGGGTTTTTTAAAGCAAATGTAAAACTCACTTGAGGCAGTTAACTCAAAAGTCAGTGCATCCTGTGACGGGCTTTTGGTATAGGCTGTAGTCTCTGCAGAATCAAGTACTGTCCTGGTTACATTCCTGAGTATGGCAGGCATATAAACCCTCAAGGTGGCTATGCCCAGCCCGCAATGGGGCTGAGCATAACCTGTCAAGTCTGTCTGATCGCTTCTTTAGTTTTTAGAACAGTCCACTCACTGCTATGCAGCAGGTAGATAATATTCAACCATGAATATTACTTTACCAGCACTCAAATCGGCAGTCTCAATAAGTACTTCAAAACTGCCATTTGCAGCAGTGTCTACATAATATTGCAGTTGATGATCGTTAGTATCATCCCATAACAGGGCTGCAGCATTATCCCAGCCATTATGTAGAGAATTAGCCGTTAAGTCTCCCTCTGCTACGGTAGCACCGCTATACCCATCGGGATCACCATCATTGCCCCAGATCAAGGTAGAGCTAGTGCCCAGCACTGCGTCCTCTACATATGCCACGACTGATTTAACTATGGCCCCTACAGGTAGTGGCGCATAGCCAGCCTTGTCACTCAGAATAATGGCGGCATCTTTTGTGCCACCATCTACATCAAAGTCGTAGACGTATTCCTGATAATTTAGTTCGTTTTTAAAAGGCATTGTTTACCCCCAATTAGGAAATGGTAACCACCCGAATGTCAGAAGTCTGCTTAACACCAAACAGGATGGTGCTATTGATCCTGACACTGCGCTTACCCTCAACCCCCTGGTCAAATTCCTTTACATCCAGCATTTTTTGAACAGCCATGTTCATATACATAGGATGAAAGAAATAGGCTACTGCACTTGCCTCAGTGGTAAACTTGGGATTGAAACCCAAGACCTGGGCAGGCAGGGCACCTGTGGAAAGAGGGCTACCCGTGGGGATGAAATCCCTTGAGGTAAAGCCAGTGATATTAAAAATATCATTCCACTGCGGGCTATCCAGAATCATCTGCCTGGATCCATCGTCCGGCACATTCTGGGTATCCAGTAGCTCTTTAGCCTCAAGCATGTCTGCCAGGGCCAGAGTACTGCCAGCATCATAAGGAATCTGATGATCGGGAGCAGCGGCGCTGGGAACAGTGGCTGCAATTAGAATGCTCTGCATCTTTTTAAAGATGCTGTGAAAGGCCAAGTCCCTAAGAGCATTGGCATGCTCAATAGTCTGCACTTTAGCCCGATCTGTGACGATGTAGTCCTTAACCACCTGCTTATTAATAACCAGCTGCTGGTTACTAGCGGTGATAGAATCAGCATCGACTTTCTGATCCTCTTGAATTTCCTCTGCCTCATCAAACTGAGGAAATTCGGTAATGTTAACAGTATCGCCAAGAGCCCTAATATCTCCCTCATAATCCCTAGCGACCACGCCATTAAAAGGCAAGGTCTCTAAGAGAGTGGGAAAGAATGCAGCGCTCCATAGTTCTGGCTTTAGAGCATCAAGCTCTACAGAGCCACGCATAACTTGATCTGCCATAGCTTAACCCTTTCTTTATTGGGCAGTCTGGCCAGCGTACTTGGTATAAATCTCATGGTATTCAGCCTCTGTGATCTTACCCATTCGCCATTGCCTTTCTGCCTTGATTACATCTTGGGCTGTAACTGGCCCTGGTTCCTTTGGCGGGGCACCGCCACCACCGCTATCAACCGTGGGCCCATCAGCCTTTTTAAACCAATGCGCTTTATTGGTTTTTAACTTCTCTACGAATTCCTTAACGCCATGCACCGCATAGCGCCCAGCATCCGTTGTTTCAACTACGATTGAATCAAGGTCTAATAGATCAAGATCGTCTAAGGCTTCTGGTAGCATACCCGATTCCAGGGCTGCTTTTTTAACCGCGTTATATTTTTGGGTATGCTTAAATAATTTCTTTCCGTTTTCCGCCTCTGTTTTCCACTTATCCACATCAGCCTTAGTCTGCTCATATAGCGTTTTGTATTCCTCTTTTTCCTGAAGCTTACCCCTTTCAAGCTCGGCTATTTTTTCTTCTGCTTCTTTTAGCCTGGCTTTTTTATCAAGCATGTCATCAATGGCACGCTTGTGATCTTCCCATTTGACTAATCGTTCGTTAGGGGTGGTATTCGGGTTTGATTCTTGACCTGTTTTTTCTTGATTACCAGGATTGGCACCGCCATCACCTGCCACAGCACCGCTTGTGGATCCGTTATTCATTAGTATACTCCTTTTTGGTTTTTTTAAATAAAAATTTAACGCTTCTTATCAGTCACCCTCTTAATTGCTTTGTTAAATAGCCTTATGTATTTATCACTGATAGATTTTTGGAAATCCTCTCTAAGCTTTTTTTGTGGGATAGTGGGCCTTTCAGCCTGCTCATTGTGTCCTGTCCTGTGCCCGTCTTCTTTTTTCTCAGATAAATCTGTCTTATATCTCACCACAGCACTAAAGCCGGTTTTATCGGGCTCTGCTTTACTGGTTAGAGTGCTCAGAAATTTGCCAGTAAGCTTTAAATTTACAGGCCTTAGCTTCTTACTTACCCTTTCTCCATCTACGCTTACATAGCCTTTTTTCTGTATCTGCTTTCTATACTTACCCCTATATGCCGGGAATTTGCCCCATCCCTTAATTGGGTTGACACCGCGCTTAATAATGCGCTTCATTTCCTTAACTATTACTCTGCCTATTTGCCTGGCAAAGTCTCTAGTCACAGGCTTCTTAAGTTGTTTGGTTTTTTTCTTGATGCTTTCTAGTGCTTTTGTGTCTACCTCGGCTTTAAATTTAACAGGCATTATTCCTCAAATGATTTGATGATACGGCGCATTCCTTTGATGATATCTTTTTTGAATGTCTCCCCATCTTTCTTTTTAGGGATAAAGCGCCTGGTAGGTATCTCAGATTTGCCGCTGTGATTATTGTGGCCATCGGCTTTATCGTTTTGTGATGGGGTTACCTTTAAAACTAATTTCCCATTTCTTATGGGAGCCCTAAGAGAATCTAGCAGATCCCCTTCTAACTCAAGATCTGGCACTGGGGCCCCACCCTGAGCCACCTTTCTAGCTTTGTATTTCTTGGTGAGCCTTTTAAATCTGCCGTGACCAGAGACAGGGGAATTTGTCCCGCCTACTTTATCTAATACAGATTCTAGGACAAACTCCCCCACCTCTTTTAGTATCTCCCTTTTATCAACCCCCCTAGGTTTTTTAAGCCCGGTTAATTCAAAGGGATCAAACTGATATTCGACTGGCTTCTGTTTGCCCATTACACAATGCTATCAACCGTATCTCCTGGCTGCACCAAGTCAGCCGGGTTGGCAATATGCAAGGTCAAATCCTCTACTTTGGTTCCTGGATGATACATGGTTACCCCCCTATTTCTTTTTTTTCTTTACTCTCTCAGGTAGCTTTTTAAGTTTTTGGCCTTTGAGGCTTTCCTTTGCTTTGGCCTTACTCAAGGTTTTGGCTTTGGTTTTTCTGCCCCCTGCCACAGCACCAAATAACCTAGCTTGTGCCCTGCTCTTGACTGGCATCCTCTGCTCCTATTTCTTGGGTTTCTTTTTCTTGCACTTTTTCTTGGCCATCTTCTTTTTCTCCTGGCTTAAGATTGCTTGGTACTTTACTCATCATATCACCCACCATCTGATCTCTGCGCTCTTTCTTCTCATTCATGATCTCCTCAGCCTTAGCTTTAGCCTCATCCTCACTCAGATCGGGGTTATCGATCATGAGTAATTCCGCAATAGTATTAAGCCCCAACTCTTTTCTAAGCTTGATATTCTCTAACTGTTCTTTCTCTGTGATCACAGGCTTAAGCTGGTGGAATTTGAGTTTCACATCACTGTCAGTAAAGGGGGCTATCTCTTGTAGGTTTTCTACTAGTTGGCCTGTCTTGTGATATAGCTCATGCCACCGCTTTAAGATCTCCCAAAACAGGGGTTCCTTATCCCTATACAGATTCTGAATCACTTGAATATCAGCAGTGCTTTCGCTCTGCTCAATGAGCATAGCTATGCCGCTAGCTACATTTGTCACATCAAGCTTAGCGCTGATATTTCTGGGGCTCAGATCATTAGTGCTAAGCAGCATACCAAGATAGCTGACTACAGTTTGCAGCCATTCAGCCACAGGCGGATTACTAGACGCATAGAATACCTGCGGGTTAGGATCGTCTGGCTTCAAATCAAAAGTGAGGGCTCTATCGGGGCCACCCACTATCTTTTTGGGCAAATCTTTACCCGCTATAACCAACTGGCCAAAGCCCTGGGTAAAGGTCACATAGTTGATATCAGTCAATATCTTATTGATTAATAGGCTGCCCTCTACTACATCCTCACCACCAGCAGCCCAGAAAAAGCCGTCCTGATCCCCTGTGATATTGACAAAAGGCATTATCTCAATGGGGTTTTTCCCGGACTTAGCCAATTCTTGCGGGCTATTTACCCCACCATCAAATGGGGTTTTAGTAACTGCCCCTTTGGCATCGGTGGTGAAATGGAAATTATCAGACCACCAAATAAAGCGTCTGGGTTTATCTCCCATGCCTTTATCAATGCGGGTATCAGCTATCTTATCATCACGCCTATTAGAGCCATCTTTTAGTGGTATTCTATTGGCAGGCCTTCTGCCCTGGCTACCTCTAAGCTGATCATAAAACCAATCAAATAGCATTTGGTGCTGCTCTTGGAAATCGGACAGGATTATCACCATGGGCTTAGTGGGATCATTAGGATCCTCTATCACATCGTACTGCCAAGGAGCTAATACCCTGGCCAATAAATCATATACCGCTTTATTGGGTAGGCTTTCCCTTCTGGATATCACAGGCACTATCTGCATCATGGTATTTTTAAATAGCTGCCTGTACCGATCACTTTTTAAAAAGAGGGTGGTGGCGTCTATCTCTCTCTCTAAAGCATCAATGCTTTCCTGAGACTTCTGATCCTCAACCTTTCTGTCCACACCCCCTGTATAGGCCTGAGCTAGCTTATTTACTATCTTTCTACAGATACTTATATTAGAGGCTCTATTCTGCATTTGAAAAAGGGTGGTATCCTGAAATCCTTCATTCATGAGAGCTTGCATTACCCATTTACTGTTTTTATCCCGGTATATCTCATGCTTTCTTAGCTCCCAGAATCTGCGCTGCTTATTCTCCCAGCCATTAGTAATCTCATCCAATACCTCTGCCCTAATACTCTGCTGCAATATGTCTGATTCGTTTTTAATAAGCTGGCTCATCTGTATCTCACCTCTCTAAATCCTCTGCCTACCTTAATGGGGAATTCATAATCTACCATGTTTTTTAACCCATCAAGCCAGTGAGAGCGCTTAAGGTTTGTCTTGTCAATTTCAAAAACTCCCTGCCTAAAGACGCACTGCTCTAGATCTGCCACCACATCAGGACACTTTACCCTATTAATTATAACCTCATTCCGATTAAACATGGCATTGAGTGCATTAAGGCAATTCCTGACACTGATCTTTCTCTTATACCGGATATCAGTAAATCCCTCACTTTCTAGTATGTCTATATCTGTGAGGTGCTTTACTTTGGTTGATCGTGATGCCCCTGCTGGATCGGGAAATATAGCGATCTGATCAGTCTTAAATGTTTTTTCCCGTATGGCTTTGCACACGTCGTATGTGTCTGCTCCTGGGATTCTGATTTGATCCCATGCTCTGAGTATTGCCCCCCTTGTTTTCTGCCTATTTGATTTTTGAGTAATACCAGGTAGCCTATTCCATAAAGTAGCGGCCATAGGATCAACGTTGAAATCAAGAGACACATACACAGGAAAGCCATCAAGCTTATCAATATCATCCGCAGTATGTTTAAACCTATCGAATGCATAGGCACACCTCTTACCAGTTAGGTTAACAAATTTGCCATCAATATACTGCTGCTGCATTAGCTCATCATATGAATCTCTCAGCATCTGGATATAGCTATCCGCATTATAAATATTCTCGGCACTGTTACCAAATATCAGATCAGTGTCTTGTCTAGGCTCCTGTATGAAGTACTCATAACACCAGTTGAATGATTCAGGTGTGCCACTCATGGCTAACTGGAGCAGCTTAGCCTCTTTCTTTCTGATACGAGATATGAGTGCTTTAAAGGCCATCTCACTGACTAGGGTTACCTCATTGATACAGCCCCATGCTAGATTGGGGCCTCTGATACTGGCTCCCTCATCCTCACTGTGGAATATGTAAACAAGAGCCCTGGCATCTGGGAAATACCATTGCAGGTCTGTCTTATTGTATTGGTGAGGTATGCCATTCTCATAGCATATTTCTTTTATGGTGGGGTAGACATCACGCTTATACATTTTGATACTAGGGCACAAGATCCCGCCCGCCATATCCTGATTAAGGTGCATAAGCTGAAAGGCCTTCATCACAAGGGAATAGGTCTTACCAGCACCAAAACCAGAGGATAAGTAGACTTTGGGTTTGGTAGATAAGTGGAAAGGCTTTTGATAAGAGAGGGGTTTATACTCTATTTCCCTGCTCATACTCCCTTAAAGGTAAATCCCTGTGGTGCTTCTAGCTGGTTTTTTACATTATCATGCCAATCCATCATATTTTTTAGGCCAAATATGATCATTGTGTTATTACCAGCCTTGATCTTTTCAATGGTTTTCTGCATAAGGAGAATCCGCATTTTAACGCGCTTTTTATCTGCATAACTCTCAAAGTTTTCTCCTTTTTCC